GCCCACGCCGTGGAGCGTGGTTGGCAGACGGTATTCGAAACAGACGAGATGAAGGGAAGCGCCAATGCAAACACTCGCAGCAACTCTGGATCGAGTAACGTCCGGCCTTTCGCAAAGCCCAAAGACGGCGCGATCGCAGCCTTTGACGATCTCCTTGGACTGGGCGACGGCAATCGCCCGCACCGAACCCATGACGCTGGCGCAGGCACGCCAGATCGCGGACGCGCGCTTGCCGGTCCTCGCCGCCTGTTCTGAACAGCACTTTGGCGAGTGCTTCCGCGTGCTGCTGGCCACCCTGCCCAAGCGCAATTCGGACGAGGTGAGCGGCCAGCTTCTGATGCGCGCCTACCTCGGCAAGCTGGGCGGCTTCCCGAATGAGCAGATCAGCTACCTGTGCGACCGGGTGCTGGAGCGTTGCCAATGGTTCCCCTCAATTGCCGAGTGTCTGACCATCCTAGCGGAGTGGAAGCGCGATGATGATGCGTTGCGCCTGCAGGAGCGCGCAAAGAGCTTCGTGTTCTGGGACAACCAGGCGCGGTTCGAGGACACTATGGCGGCTCTCGCGCGTGGCGATGTCACGCAGAAGGAGATCGACGGGTTGCCGAAGAACTGGCGCGAGATCGCAGAGACGCGCGGCCTGCTGTGGCTGCATGATGATGGCCGGTACACGCTGCGCCAGAGCAACCCCGCGCCGGTACGCCAGCAGCTCACCGATCAGACCCACCGCCGCTGCACCACATGCCAGGACGTTGGCCGCATCCTCACGCTGGAAGGCGAGGAAGTGGCCTGCGACTGCGCACATGAGATGGCGGCATGACCGATGAACACGGGGCCGATCATCAAGCTGCAGGACATCGCGGATCGCGGATTCCAGCCCTGTCGTGGCAAGCGACCTGCCACCGGGGAACGGCAGTTGGAAGTGCTATTCCGCAACGGCTGCACCAGCAAGTTCACATACACCGCCGCGCAACTGCGGTGGTCAATCGAAAGCCATCCTTTCGACGTGGTGGGCTATCGATGATGCGCGACCCTGCGAAAGCGATCAAAGCCCGGAGGGCCGAGGCGCAAGGCGTCTCGGTTCACGAGAGCGCGGTGGCGCAGCCATTCGCCCTGACGGGCCCGTTCTCCACCACCCAAGCAGGCCTGACCACAAGAGGAGAGACGGCGTGACCCACGACGAGCATTTGCTGACGATCGCTGCCGAAGAGGCGATGGAGGTTGGTCATCGCGTCACGAAGGCGCTGCGCTTTGGGCTGACGGAAGTTCAGGCCGGGCAGTATCTCACGAACGGTGAGCGCATCATCGAAGAGTTCCACGACCTGTTCGCGATGCTGGATTGGCTCGTCGAAGATGGCTTGCTTCCTGACGTGCCCCTTGTTCCGGACAGCCGGGTAATGGGTGCCAAGCGCGCGAAGGTCGAGAAGTTCCTTGGCATCAGCTTGGCGCAGGGCACGCTCACCACCCCCAACGAAGGCACCACACACCATGGCTGAGCAGAGCGAGATCACGGCGGATCAGAAGTTTCGGTTTGAGGCCCGGCTGCATTCGCTTCGCCGGATCAGTGCCGCTCGTGAAACTGAGCAGAAACGCATCGCTGACCAGATCGAGGTACTCCTATATGCGGCGAAGTCGGAAGAGACCTGCAACGCTCTCTTGGCGCTCGCCTTCACGCTGTTTGAAGGGGACAAGCGGTGAGCCGCTACTTCACGCGCCCGCGCTCGTCAGCGAAGTCGGAATGGTGGGAGACGCCTTGGACCGACATGGAGCCGGCGCGCCACATCCCGACCGTCAGCGATCATGAGGCGACCGACACCGGCCTGCTGGACGCGTCTGGTGACACGATCTGGCGTGCTCCTGAAACGATGGGGTTCATTCGTGACGACACGTTCTCAGCACCACCCCGCAAGCTGAAGGAGGGATAGCATGGTCGCCATCGTCGGCTGCGTAATCCTGGGCGCTGTCATCATCGACATCGTTGCCCCGATCTTCAAATCGAAGCGGAGATAGCCATGCGCTCGCTCAATCCACGCACGGGCACAGAGATGACGCCCAACGAAACGATCATCTATGACGCGTTGTGTGAGGCTGCCACGGCCAAGCGGCCTTGCCCGACCAACCTGGATCTGGAGATGCTGATTGGCTGCGAGAGTTCCAGCACCGCGCCTAGCATCGTGCGGCGGCTAGAACTGCGCGGGTTGATTGAAGTGCGTCGGTGGCAGCGATTCAGGATCGTGAAGATCTGCGCTAATGGCGCGTGGACCATGAAGGCACACAATCAGCAGACGACGATGGATCATGTGCCGCGGGGCTGTGGCGCTGGATCGCGTTCTGGTGGGCGTGTGGCTGTTCGGAGGGGCGTTTGATGGGCAGGCCTTCGGAGTTCACCCAATACGTGGCAGACGAGATCTGTGAGTTGCTGGCAGACGGCATCAGCCTGCGCAAAATTTGCTTGCGTGATGAGATGCCGAACAAGGCAACGGTCTTCAGGTGGCTGGCGACCCGCGAGGAGTTCCGCGACCAATACGCACGCGCGCGAGAGGCTCAGGCTGACACATTGGCGGACGAGATCATCGACATCGCGGACGATGGCTCCAACGACTTCATGGGCGACGATGAGAAGTACAATGGAGACGCGGTGCAGCGCTCCAAGCTGCGTGTCGATGCGCGTAAGTGGCTCGCGGCCAAGATGCTGCCCAAGAAGTATGGCGATGCCACCATGGTCAAGCATGCTGATGCAGATGGTGAGAAGCTACCCATGGACGAGACTACCAAATTCACCCGCCTGGCTGCAATGGCGGCAGCGCTACGCGGGGAGGCTGATGACGCCACCGATTGATCCTGCCGAGTGGGAACGGCTCTACGCTGTCGCCACACCAGAGATCCGCGCGGAGATTGATGCTCTGTTGGATGCTGACCTGGCGCAGCACATCTGGCGCGCTCAAGTCGGGCGGCAATCTGAAGCAGCTGATAGCCTCGCGTTCGTCACGGGCTACGGTGGTGCGGCCGGTGGCGGCAAGTCCGACCTCATCGCTGGCCTCGCGCTCACCGATCACAAGCGCACAGCCATATTCCGTCGAGAGAAGACCCAGACCGAGGGCATCATTCAGCGTCTGACCGAGATCCTCGGCACGACCAACGGCTACAATAGCCAGAAGTCAGCCTGGCGCGTAGATGATCGCCTGATTGAGTTCGCCGGCTTGGATAACCCGACCGACCATCAGAAGTGGCAGGGGCGGCCGCACGACCTGAAGGCTTACGACGAGGTGACAGAGCAGCGAGAGGCACAGGTGCGGTTCACCATGGGCTGGACGCGCTCGAACGATCCGAAGCAGCGTTGCCGAGTGCTGATGACGTTCAACCCTCCCACCACGGCGGAGGGGCGATGGGTGATCGGCTACTTCGCGCCGTGGCTTGATCCGAACTATCACAACCCAGCCAAGCCCGGCGAGCTGCGCTGGTTCACAACGATCAAGGGGCAGGACGTCGAGTGCGCTGATGCGCGGCCGTTCGTGATCTTTCAGGGCGAGCCGCTATACGACTTCGACCCGCAAGAGTTTTCGCCGGAGAAAATCGTCAAGCCGACCTCGCGCACATTCGTGCCGAGCCGGGTGACCGATAACTATTTCTATGTGCGATCCGGCTACATCCAGACACTGCAATCATTGCCTGAGCCGCTGCGCTCGCAGATGCTAGACGGCGACTTCAACGCTGGAGTCGAGGACGATCCATGGCAGGTGATCCCGTCGTCCTGGATTGATGCGGCTATGGCGCGCTGGGAGCCGAAGGAGGCCCCCGGACCTATGGACAGCATGGGCGTCGACCCTGCTGCTGGCGGTCGTGACCACATGACGATCTACCGTCGGCATGGCACATGGTATGCTCAGCCCATCCGCATTCCTGGTATTGAAATCCCTCAGGAACGCGCCGGGCCCATCGCTGCCGCCAAAGTCATCGAGAACCGCGCCGATCGCGCTGTGGTGCATGCTGACGTCATCGGATGGGGCCTGTCGTGCTGCAACTTCCTTACCGCCAACAACGTCCAGGTGGTGCCGGTTAACTTCGCCAATGGATCGAGCGAAGTGTCAAAGGATGGCACGCTGAAGTTCGCCAACATGCGGGCTGAGGTGATCTGGCGGATGCGTGAGGAACTGGATCCGACCAATCCAAACCCGATCGCACTGCCCCTGGATACGCGCTTACGCAAAGACCTGGCGAGCTATCGCTGGGAACTGCGACCTGCTGGTATCTTCATCATGCCAAAGGAGCAGCAGAAGAAGCTACTCGGCCATTCGCCTGATGATGGCGACGCGTGCTGCATGGCCAACATGACGACGCTGAAGGAAGAGGTTTACGACGCAATGTTGGCCAGTGTCAGGGAGGGAAATAGGTATGGTGAGCTTGACTGACCCTGCGTTCCAAGCGTGGCTTTCGAAGCTTCCGGATCTGGGCTACCCTC